AATGCCTAGTATCTCAGTACGAGCGTTGGATGCAAATTACAATCCGACATACGGCAACGGACAAGGCAATTTTTTGTACGACATAGATGCTGTGATACAGATTGTGCAAACTCGCTTGCGACTTTTACAGGGTGAATGGTGGGCTGATTTAGCTGACGGATTGCCAGCTTTTCAAAAAATTCTTGTGCCGGGTGCTGGACGCAATCCAGAAGCTGTATCGTTGCTTATTCAGCAACGAATTTTAGGCACACCTTACGTTACAAGCGTGCAAAACATTCAAACAAGTTACAACGGCACTCTAAGATCGTTCAAATTTTCGTGTCAAGTTATTACACCTTTCGGAGTGTTCGTCATCACTTTCGCGCCGGGCCAAAATGCAGCACTAACAAACTAAAAGGAAAACCTGGCTTACTTTGCTCCCTATATCGACGCAACAGGATTACATACTCCGACTCTGACGGATATTAAAGAGTATGTAATCAACTTGTATCAAAATACATGGGGTCAAATAACAGATATCGACAACAGCATTGCAGATATTCAAGAATGTACTAATCGTGCATTGCTTATCAACGATGCTATGAATCTAGCACGATTAGTATATAACGCGCGATCGTTGGGTACTGCTGTAGGAGCGGACTTAGATGGATTAACGCAACAGTTAAACATTCAACGTAAAGGTGCAAGTTCAAGCACTGCCGTACTGACTCTTGTAGGAACACCGGGCACGCAAATATTGAACGGTGTAGCGCAAGATGTGAATGGGTTTTTGTGGACAATACCGCCTGTAACAATTGGTTCTGGCGGCACTGTATCAACAACTGCTACTTGTCAAACTCAAGGCAACGTAACTGCTCCTGCGAATACTATTAACAAAATTAGTCAAGGTACAAACGGTTGGCTATCTGTTAACAACGCTGCAAATGCAGCCACAGGGCAAGCAATCGAGCAAGATAGCCAGTACAGGGCGCGAGCACAAGTGAGCACTGCTCTGAGTGCCAAAACGCTTGTAGCGAGCACGCTAGCAGCCATTGCAGCCGCGCCAAACGTTACTCGGTATGCAAAGGGCATTACATCGCCTGACGGAACAACTACCAGTGTTGAAAACCCTACAGGTGGCGCGGATTATTTCGGCAATCCTGCACATAGCATCACGATGGTCGTTGAAGGTGCTACAGACCTTGAAGTAGCTACGCTCATTTACAACAACAAAACACCGGGTTGTTATACCAATGGTTCAACAACAGTATCTGTAACTGACCCCGAAACACTCGCTGCTACAAACATAAACTTTTTTCGTCCTACTTACGTGCCCATTTACGTAACTTTGCACGTTCACGGTTTGAATGGTTATAGCAGTGCAGTCACAACAGCTATCCAAACGGCAGTTGTGAATTATCTCAATGAATTGCAAATTGGTGAATCGCTCACTATTTCAGGACTGTACGCGGCAGCTATGGCAGTGATGCCTACAATTTTACTGCCTCAATTTTCGATACAATCTATCATGGCCGCTACAACACCAACACCTACTACTAGCACTGACATAGCCATTGCATTCAATGCTGTTGTTGAAGGCATTACTGGCAATGTGATTGTGACGGTCGATTAATGCCACTGTACGGACAAAACGGTTACGGCTCAGGTAAGTATGGCATTGCGGACAACGGGCCGATATACAAGTTGCCCATGCAGTATTATTTGTCGCTGTTTTCAAGCGAATATCAAAATTCCGCTAAGTGGCTTGAATGGGTGCGTAAAGACTGGCAACCGTTCGATGATTTGACTGACTTAATGTCTATCATGTCTGGATACTTCAACGTGCAAACTGCAATTGGAGTGCAGTTAGACACTATTGGTGCAATCGTAGGTGCTAGCAGAACGTTGCCGTTTCAACCTAGCAACGGTGTTTCACCTGTATTAGAAGACGACACTTATAGACAATTGTTGCTTGCTACTATCGGTATCAATCATTGGTCTAGCAAGCTAGTTGATATTTACCGAATATGGAAAAATGTGTTTCCGCAGGGTAAGTTAGTTATCAACGACAATCAAAACATGACATGTACAGTAATTGTTTCGGGTTCTTTCAGCAGTATTGTACTTGACATGATTACACATGGCTTTATCATACCTAGGCCAGAAGGTGTGTTGTACACTTACGAAACAACCACGTTGCCGATTTTTGGTGCAGATTTGAACACAGCATACGTAGCGGGTGCTGACATTGGACATGCAGCATAAGGTGAAACTATGGCAGGTAGCAGCAACTTTTTACAACACAATCCAACAGCAGCAAATCAAGAGTCAGACGCAACGTATGCTACAGATAGCACACGCACAGGCGGTATCGGTGAAGATCAAATCATGCCATCGGCATGGATGAATAAAATCTGGTATCAGTCGAGCACATTTGTAACTGCGTTTGCACAAGCGTTGGCTAACAAAGGCTATGCAGTTAGCGATGCTAGCTTGACGACTCTTGAATCTGTGTTAGCTAATGTGTTAACCAATGCAGACTTAAAAGCTGCTTTAGTTGCTGTGCCATTTTCACCCACTCCAAATTTTAATTGTGCAATCAGTAACGGTTTCCAGATCAACATGAGTGGAAACGTAACAGGCGCAACTTTTAGTGGATGGTCGCCGGGGCAAATCATTAACTTAGTAATTGTGCAAGGTGCAACAGCTTATACTTTTGCTGCACCCGCTGCTGTCAATCAATGGCCACTGTTAGGTGTGAACATGACACCTAACAGTGTAACTGTAATTTCTTTGATTGCTAGAGAAGACAATCAACTTTACGGTTATCTGCAAACACAATTTCCTTTCAATCCAATACAGCAAGGTGGCGGTATCGGGCAAAATTCAACCACAGCTAACGTTATCAAAGTTGGATGGTCAGGAACGCGGCTTAAAGCAACAGTAGACACTACAGATTTGGGTAATGTCGTTTTTGATACACAACTCAATGCAGCTACCGGGCCATTGAATACTGAGATTACAAATCTCACAAATACATTCGACGCCTTTGTAGCTAAGTTTCTTTCGTCATTGGGTAACAGCGGCTATGTCAAAATTCCCACCACTACAGGGCAAGAATTAATTATCCAGTGGGGATTCATTGGTTCTGACTTAGGCAGTGGTGTCAATGTTGTTAATTTTCCTATAGCGTTTGCAACGCAATGCTATACGGTTGTAGCATCCACCACTGGCGGCACAGATCGTATTTCGTATGTGATTAGCTGGAATGCTAACAGTTTTCAAATTGCAAACAACGGCAGTGGTACGTCTGCGTCTTGGGTTGCTTTCGGTATCTAGGAGAGAAATTGTGAAAAAACTGATTTCGTTTTTATTGTTCGTCGCCAGTGTTCTTTCTGCGCAAACAAGTACACCCAACATAGGTTTGCAGATTCCTCCTACTGGTAGCAACAATTGGTACATTCCACTTAACTACAATTTCAATAAGCTAGATCAGTTTCTATCAGGCAATTTGCCATTGCCTGCGTTGACTGTTACAGGGCCATTTTCCGCACCACAATTTGTAATTAGTGGTTCGCAGATTACAACAGGATTGGGCTACACACCGCTAAATCCTGCAAACAATCTCGATGAAGTAGCGTCGCCATCAACAGCGTTGCTAAATTTAGGCGGTATCGGTGTTAACAGCATCAAAGGTAGTTGGAACAACGGAACATCTTATAACAGATCGGACGTTGTTACATACAGTGGTACAACTTACGTATCTTTGATTTCTGGCAATTTGAATAACGAACCTGATACCTCAATTACAGATTGGGTTGTTCTAGCAACTGGCGGCAGCGGCAATTCTTTCAACGGCGGAACTATTACCAATGCACTTGTAGTTAGTAAAAACGGTGGCGCTCAAATCACAGCTTCAAATACGACAGACGGTTATGGTTCTGGGTTTCAGCTATCTGGTACAGGACAACACAATTGGTCAATTTTAAGTAGTGGCAGCGGCAACACGACACCGGGTTCTTTAGTTTTTTACGATGCCACTATCGGCATTGGTTTGTTTGCTGGCAATACATACACAGACGGATACAACGAAGCATGGATTGGTATGATCGAACGTGGTTGTTATGGCTGGACGTTGCAAAGCAATTATCCAGATCATGACAGTGCGCCTTATACTTGCTTATGGCAAACAGGGCCGCAAACAATAGCCATTGGTAACAGCACTTATGGCAATGCATCAGGAACATTAAACGTTGCAAATGTTAACGCAACTGGCACAAGTACATTTGGAACAGCTAATGTAACTGGAGTGCTTACAGTAGGTAGTTGCGTTGGTTGCGGTGGCGGCAGCGGTGGTGGTTCTAACGTAACAGATACGACAATCGGTTATTTTCCTGATACCGATACCGCATATTTTGGCGGAATTGCATCGCCTACAGGTGGACATACAGCAACGGATGTAATGCAAGCAACTTTGGATGCGGCTGGATGTTGGGCTGCAAATCAAGAAAAAGCAACAGCTACGGTTGTTTTTGCAGACAAATATCCTGCTGTTGTCAACACTCTATATGTTCCTAGCAATGTAAAACTTGTTGGTTCTGGCTTTACAGATCAAACGTGGTCAGCACAAGCAATGCTGTTGCAGCAAGCTAACGCAGGCACAAGCGGCTCGCAAACAGCAGGACAACCCATTCTTGCTGCCGATTATACCTACACTACTCAATGCCCCGCGTCTGGCGGTGGAACTGTCAGCACTAATCTAGGCGGCAGTAATTCGGAAATTAACGGTTTCAATCTTTCTGGTTTTAATACATACGGATTGTTGCAAACTGGCGTGAGAGTTGCAGCGTCAAATGTGCATGTGCACAACGTTTATGTAACTGACATGGACGGGCCAGCAGTCTATCATGCAGTGGGTGTAAACAATCTTTACGAATGGATATACACAGATTCAGCAGATAGATTCTGGTGTGGCAATTCAACTGCACCTTCGCACATTACAGGTGCTGTTGATATGTACGCATTGATTGATGGCAGAGTTATTAACAATCAACTTTCTACAGGATGTTCGTTCGCACATAACTTTGATGCCAACCCTGCAACGTATGGTTTATATGGAGCACTGGCAGTAGGTGGCGAAGGCAATGAAGTTTTTGATAACCTGTTGCAAGTAGACGAAATCGGTTTGCTGGCAGGTGGTCAAGAAAATCGTTTTCTAAGTAATCGAGTTGAATACACATCGCGTGAAAACATTCGCAATTTAGGACTAGCTAACAATTTTGTAGGAAACATGTTGACTAGTTCGTGTCTTGACCCGCAAATATTGCCGCAAATCAATTCAGTAGCTGCTGCTAGTGGTGGAAATACTGTATACAGTGGCGTGATTAAAGTAAATGGAACAGACGCCACTACAAATCAACTGGCAGGATTGACAGTTACAGTTGGATATCTTGCTGCTCAAAACAACGGAACATTTACAGTAGTTAGCAACACTAATTCGACGATGACTCTTAACAATCCATCGGGTGTTGCACAGGGTGGAACGGGAGTTTACACACAGATCGAAGTTGCCCCGTACCAGTGTTTTTCTGCTAACTTTTCACCCGAAGAAGGTAGCTCAGTTGTTGTTGCAAACAGACTACAAAACGAAATCGGCGTTGAATCGCAAGTACCGCATCAGCAAGGTTCATTCTTGTGGTCGAGCGTAGAGCAAAGCAACAACGATGTTATTGCAGCAAATAGCTATTTGTACGATGGGTTGCCAGATGCATACGGCAATGGAGCATCAAATCAAGGTGCAGACTTTCACGCGCAAGGTGGGCCGTCTGGTTTGCCTAACGTTGACCAAACCAATGAGTTTGTACCTAACGCAAACATTAACGCAATCAATCAAGTGCCGTATGTTGGAGATTTCCGACATATATTATTAGATGAAACATCGCCAATTGGTATTTTGTCTTTTTATGGGATGAGTGACGGAAACACTTGGGACGTGGTAGCAGTTAACACGACTGAAACATTTTACCCAAACACCGTTTCATCGAGTTACAGACCTTATTCTGCAACGTGCGATAACTATCCGTTGATTATGGAACAGGGCAAGCATTATAGCTTTACCTATCATAATGGCAGTGTGTCAGTAACTCCGTGCAACACAGTTAGTAGCAGCGTAGCAACATTTGGATATGTAGGTAACAGTGCTCCGTCTGCACAAGCGCAAGGCACTGTTGATGCCTTTGGCAACGGCGCTTTTAGGTCAACTGTTGGTTTGTCTGCGCCTACGATTACAAACAACGAAGGTTCCGGTGCTACTGACTGTTACAAAATTGGTATATGGGCTGGCGGTGCGTATTACACTAGTCCCACAACATGCAATAACAACACAGCTACAGATTTAACAGCAACTTCACCATTTTCTGCAAATGGCATCTATGCAGAAAATACAAACATTCCTGCAAACGCAACTAAACTCGAATTGTGGCGTGTATCTAGCAGTGGGCACACAGGAACAGGTATTTACACACCGGGACTTGTAGGAACACTCATTTTAGGGCCAAGCGTATTACCGCAAATGGGCGACAACGCTACAGCAACAATTACTGTTACAACAATACCGCCTGACAATATCAATACTAGCGGCAGAATTGTAACTGCTACATCAGCATCTGGATCTGTAACACACGCAACGTCTTGCCCTACAGCTTCTCAAAATGATGTATGGGTGCAAGACGGTACGCTAAATTTTTGCTGGAATGGTGTTCCATACATTGTAACAGCTACAACAGCACCATAAGGGAGAAGATAAAATGTTAATTAAGTTTTTGCTTATTGTGTTTGCATTGCCTTTGTCAATGGTTGCGCAGATCATTGCGCCTAACGGCGCGCCTGCGCATCGTCCTATACCGGGCGGTGTAGGGCTGAATGGTTTGGCGTCTTCAAAGCTACCGTGGGTCAAAACATGGGCTGCTAGCGGTCAAACACTCACACTTACAGATATTAATTCAATGCTGATTCATTCAGTTGATGAAATAGTGCTTAAACCGTTTCCAGCAACATCTACTACTTACGCACTTCAACCAACACAACACGGCGACGGCGCTTTTATAACTGCTTGTATCATGACTCCTGCGAGTGCATATGCAGGTAGTTTGCAGAAGTTAGATTTGAAAGTTGTGCAAGGTTCACCAGCAACAGCAACAATTACATATTCTTGGACTGCTGCACAGATTACACAACTCGAACAAAACGCAAAACTGGCAACGCCTTTTCATTACGTCTACAAAGTGCAATTAGCTTGTCAACGTAAGTAGATAATCAGGCTCATCATAAAAAGGAAGTGCTATTGCGCTTCCTTTTTCTAATGGCGGCAGTGCACTAATGTCGCGCAAAATGTTATAAGCACGCTCTATGTACCAATTGTAGTTAATATCTTTCGGCAAAGTACCGTCCATTTCCATGAGTGGTCGTGCGCCGTCTGAGTTAGGTACTTTGTTACCAGACAACTTGTAAGTTATTTCGCCTTTCATTTCTGTTGATTGGTACCATCGTATCGTTTTGCCAAGATAGACACCACTTTTGATAGCACCACCTTTGACGTTGCGGACGGTAACAAAGCGTTTAATATCGCTGCACTGTCTTACAGTATCTTCAATTGCTGTTCCGCTGGTAAGGTATGCAATGACCGCGTCATTGCAGATAAAAGCTTCAGGGTTTCGAGATAAGGTACTATTTCCTGCTGACCCTCGTTCACTGAATGCTCCTTTGACTTTAATTTTTCCATCTGTGCCTACAGCTATGTAATTGTTCACGTCACGCGAATAGATAGCAGAATATGTACTAGCTACTGTTTTGAATTTGGTGACTGCTTCCCAATCAGCAACAACTTTGTCAAGAATTTGTATCATGTTTTTGTTACACTTAACAACAACGCCATCGGTGTTAGCAGATATTACAGATACACCGGCTTGTTCTATTCGTTCAATCAGCATGAGTAAAGCTAGCTGGCCAGTAAGAGTAACTTGCATGAGTAAGTCTGGTGCATACAACAGTGAATACCAATTGCCTAGTTTGCCAAATGATCCGTTGATCGCAATTTTTAAGTTAGCGTCAACTGCTTTGTCGCCATCTGATTTTGCTTGCAATCTGCGTTTGACTATATCTTGATACACGTTAAGAAACGCTATACCTAAATGTTTTGGGTATAGTTCGTCATTGAGAATGATTGACGGATAGTAACTAGCTACGTCACGATCAATAAGCAATTCATTATCAGTCGCAATGTGTGCAATTG